AATACCAACCACAACAGCTCAAGGTGATTTTACGGATTTTGCAACTAATCAAAAAGCCGGAAGAACAGTTGCTATTTCTTGCAGAAATGGTTTTATACTTTCTTATGTTAGAAATTACAATGGAAAAGCCGTCACCTATGTAAGAACAATAGATTACAATGATGACACAGATGAATATATTTTAAGCGATGAAGATACAGCTGCTTCGCATCCAACAAAAGATGTTGTAGGTTTAAGATTTTTTAGACCAGTGGGAACAGGCAAATTAGATTTAGCAACAAAAGATCAGATACGATTTGCGTATCAAATAGGTAGAGCTGATTCTACTTTTCAAGTTGATAAATCACCAGTATATTTTGGTCAAAAACTATTGCTTGATGAAGCTTATCCTTCTATATCAATAGTTGATTTTGTAGAAGACAATCAAGCGGAAGATGAATTATTGTTTACATTTAATTTATTGGGTTCAACTTCTGAAAATCTTGATTATTATTCTGAAGGATTAACTGGTCCATTAACAGAAAAATATTTAAGTGCATTTGAACGATTTGGCACATCTGTTAATCTTGAAAAATATGAACCTATACAAGAATCAATTTTATCTGATAGATCAGCTTATGAATTAACGGAAATTTGGTTTGTAAAAGCTTTCTTTCAAGATATTAACTATGCTTTTCCAGCACCTACTGGCAATGAAAATTTTGAAGAGTTTGTTGAAAGAGATATGAGAAAATTGCATCTTGCACCAGATTTTCATTTATCAAGAACATTTTTAATAAATGATGGAAACAATCTAAAAAGAACTGTATGGTTAATTAAGTTTGATGGAAACGAATATGAATTATCTCAAGTAGTTCCAAAATTTGTAGACAATCAAATTGCTTACTATACTGTTAATGCATATGTTGTTGGACCATCAAGAAATCCATTCAGCAGAACAATACTACCATCGGAGACATAATATGGCTTTTTTTAATACAACAATAACATTTTCATTACCAGAAGATCCAGCTGCAAGCAGACTTGATTTGTATGAATCAGATGCAAAAGATGGATCATATGGGCTAAAAACCACTACACCATATCAATATGGCATTACTTCTTTTTATGCAACTCAATTAGATGATTCTAAGTGGTATAAAATTAAATTTGTTAATGTAGCAGACAACACCGAAGGTCCATATTCGGAACCAGTATTTGCTGGCACGTACGTAGCAGCAGCCCCATTTTTGGCGGTTACCTCTGAAACAGATGGTGCTAATTATGCAACTAATCAAGACGTTTATGATTATGCAAATCTTACGCCGGAAGACATAGTTGCATCTAGAGTTTCTGCTGCACTTAGAAGAGCTAGAGCAGTTATTGACTTTAGAACTTCTGAAATGGGTTTTGAAAGATTTAATGACTTTGATGAAGATACGGCACGCCGCAAATACAATGCATCATTAAGAATTCTTAAAGAAGCAGAAATTAATATAGCATTAGGTAATCTATATCAAAACTTATCTGATGATAGAATTATTGAAAACATGAGATTAAATTCTAGTTCCAAAGTTGGCTCAATTTCGATAGGTGATACAACAATTGGCGGAGATGATCTGGCTGATCGTAATGAGAGCATTCTTTACTTAGCAACATTATCATCTCGATACTTTGCTCAAGGGGAAATTCTCCTATCCAGTTTAGACACGAACAGTGTAAAACTGGTTGGCTATGACCTTGCAGTTCGTGTTCCAAAGTTCCGCTATCCATTCAATGGTTGGGTATAAATCCAATTTATATTGTATATAATTTTACGAAGTTGAACTCGTGAAATATTAAAAATTTTTGACAACTCATCTTGCGACATACCACCAAAATACCATTCTCTTATTTTTAAAACTTGATATTCTGTTAGCTTAGCATTGCCGTTTTTGCTACCTTTAGGTTTTCTGCCTTTGGCCGCACAATCCCTATTGTTTTCACCATGCGTGCCCTGCTTTAAATGATCTGGGTTACAACACGCAGGTGTATCACACGTATGCATAATAACCTTTTTGGGCTCAAGTGGCGCAACCCATGCTTCATATGCTATTCTATGTGTAAAGCGTTCTTTACCCGAAAGGCGCATGCGACCATAGCCATCTCTATCCTTATAGCCTTGCCAAATCCAGCATCCCGCATCAGATACTATGATGCGTTCTTTAATTGTTTCTGGAGTATTAGTTATAGGTCTTCCCATTTTGTTCATAAGATAATTATACCACGGATTGACATTCCCCTGCAATATGTGGTACTATATGGATTGCTTGATTGATGAAACATACAGTCTAGCAATCATTTAATAAGCATTAATTGATTGAATGATTCCCCACAAGATCAATCCAAAATAAGGAGCCCCAAATGAAAATTACAGGTACAATCGCAAAAACCCCAGTTGTAAAAGATAAGGTAATCTTTTCTGCAATTAAAGAAGCTGAAGGACAAAAGCCTATACAACTTGTCTTGTTTAGACAATCAAGACCAATCTCTCTTTCTAACATGCTTAATAATGTTAAACTAAATGATCAAGTTACTATAAGTGGTAGAATGGAATCAAATCCACGCACAAATGAACCACAAATTATAATAGATGACATAGAAGTTCAACATAAAGATACTCCGTGTCCTGAATACTTTTAAGGAGATAAAATGTGGGCTAGGTTAACTGCAATACTTGGTGAGTATATCTCACGCGCCGCAGTTAGAGAAGCAGCACAAGAGGTAGCTACCAAGTTTGGCATTAACGCCACAAGAAAAGCCGCAAGTCAATTAAGTACAGATCTGCTTAAAAATGGCACTAAACAAGAAATAGTTGAAGCAGTTGGAAAAATACTAACATCTTCTGGTAAAGAAGGAATAAGTGATTCTTTATTTAAAAAATCAAATGCCAAAAAGCTAGCCGATGCTATAAATGGTGGAATTGATACTATAGAAAATAGAACCAGAAAATTTCTTGAAGCCAAATCTTTAGGAATGATGGAACAAAGGGTTGTAGATATGTCCGATAACCCAACAATTCGTGCTTTAAGATCTATGTACGGTTTAAAAAATCCCGTAAGACAACAGTTGACTGGCTTTAGAGCAACAAGAGCTTATAGGGCTGCAAGAAATACATTCTCTGATGTTTTAGAAGCATCTTTGTTTCCAACCACATCAAAACAAGCATTTGGTGTTTATTATGCTCGTGGTGTTCTTGGAGAATCAACAGCTAATCTTTTAAATTCTGCATTGCTAGGAACTCCTAGGGCCGCAATAGCATCGCCAAAAGTAAGAGCATTTGTTCGCACAATGCAAGCAGAAATAAAATATTTAAGACAAGCTGGTCAAGTAAGAAGTGCCGCGCAAATACAAAAAGCATTAAAGAATGCAACAGCAACAGCAAGAAACCTATATGGTCCACAGGATCCTTTATATAAATCAAAGATAGCTGGATATGTATCTGGTAGACTTACAGTGCCGGTTGCAACAACATTTGTATTTGTTGATGGAGATGAGCGCAAAAAGAATGTAGAGAAATTAAAAAACAGTGTTGCGCCGTACAGTAAAAAAATGGCAAAAGAAAAAATTAAAACATATGTTGATTCCTATACTAGAGGTGATGGGACAAGAGTAAGAGGACATTATAGACAACTAGAGGTTGCAAAAATATGAAATCAATATTTAATGAACAACAATTACTAGCAATAGAGTTGCTAGCTAAGGGTGATAAAACTTATAAAGAAATAGCAGAAGCATCTGGGACTACAGCAGAGACACTCAGGCAATGGAGAAAGTCCGTAGAATTTCAGGAAGAAGTCAGAAAGAGATGCAGAGAGCTGTTAAAGGACATGGAACCAGCTTTGTATAATCTTGCTTTTAAGAAAGCTGTTGAAGACCAGTCATGGCAACATATTAAGTTATTATTGGGCAGAATAGAAAGATTAGAAGACATATCTGAGGGAAGAGGGCAAGAGTATGGTATAATGTTTAGGTGGAAAGATAGCGATAATGTATAATACCCCAGAAACATATAAAGAAGGCATGGAAGAAATGGTCAAGTGGGCCAATTCTCAGCCTGAACAAGTCGCTAAACGATTCATGTTAGACATTTATAAATTATATATCGATTGGAAATATCTTGTCGATACAGCCCCAGGAGAAAATAATTATGAATAACTTGTTTATTTTAAATTCTATTGCAGATGGATCATTTAGATGCATACCATGCGGCAACTTAGTTTACAGCACTTCGCATCTATGCAAAGAACAACTTAATGAGATGGCTAAAGAAGCTGAAAGATTAATGGATAATCCTAAATTAAATGAAAACAGTTGAACTAGATTATAATCCTTATGATTATCAAAAAGTAATTCATAACGATGATCATCGCTATAAACTTATAGTTGGTGGTCGCCGCGTAGGTAAATCAAAAATGGCTCTGATGGAGCTTATAAAACATTGTCTAGAATTACCACAAGCAAATGCATGGTGGGTTGCGCCTACTATTAGTATGGCTAGAGAGATAGGCTGGGAAGAGTTTAAAGAATATCAAGAAGATTTAGAACCAGCGATTGAATCAGTTCATGAAACA